GACGTTGCGCCTGTTCCTGAATTTAAGTTCGTAACAGGTAGGTTGCCTGTTACACCAGTAGACAGTGGCAATCCTGTTGCGTTAGTTAATGTTGCCGAAGATGGCGTTCCTAACGCACCACCGTTAACAACAAATGCACCTGAACTACCTGTATTAACCCCAAGAGCCGTAACAACACCAGAGCCAGTCGTAATTGTTGTCGGTGCTGACCCTGCGCCCCCACCAACCATAATCGAGTTGGCTGTCAATACGCCAGAGCTTGCCCACGTTGTTGAACCTGAGAAGTACGGAATGCCGCCAGAGGTTCCAGCAACCGTTAAGGCTAGTGTTCCGGACGATGTGATGGGCGATCCAGATACGCTAACAATACCGCCTGTAAAGGTTTGGGCAACAGAAGTGACTGTGCCGCTACCGCCTGAATACTGAGGGATATTTAACGTATTACCAACAAACGTTGCAGCACCTGACGTGCCGGTGGTTGTAAGCGTAATAGGTGCTTGGTAATCGGTACCAGCAGAAGCGCTACTGAACCCGCCCGACCCATTGCCTTTTAGAATGCTTGTGCCACTTGTTGCCGGCGCGTAATCCGTTCCCGACACTGCTGCCGCCAGTACACCTGACGAAGCTTTTAGTACGCCAGTTGTTGTTGCGCCTTTAATTAGTTTGCCAGTCGTTCCGTCAAACAACGCAACCTGTCCGTCAGTTGCAGAACCAGGGCCTGCGACATCGCCGCCTGTAACTATCGTTGCGTACTCTAGTGCTGTGGCGCCTGAGTTAACTCTTAATAGTTGAAGTGCTGAACCAATTGCGTTGAGCCCTGTACCACCATTACCCGTTGGCAGTGTCCCTGTCACGCCAGTTGTAAGCGGCAGGCCTGTTGCGTTAGTCAGCGTAACGGATGTCGGTGTACCTAGGATAGGTGTAACAAGCGTTGGGCTTGTTGCAAATACCAATGATCCTGTGCCTGTCTCGTCCGAAATAACACCACGAAGCTCTGCCGAGGTTGTCGAAGCAAATGCCGACAATTTGTCAGATGTATAGGCAACGGTGCCACCAGAGCCAAACGCCATGGTTGAACCATCGGTACCTGATAACGTTACTGTATTGCTTGCCGTGAATGTTTTGCCATCAGCAATTGTTAAAGTTGATCCTGTCGCTGGGGCGGTTACCGTAACTTTGTTGTACTTTCCGCCCGTAATATCACCTGTGCTATCAGCAATTGTTACTGCTGAATTTTGGATAATCTTCCCAGATGTTCCATCAAAACGGGCTACTGCATTATCTGTTGACGACGCAGGTCCACTAACACCTGCTGCCACATAATCAGAACCATTCCAATAAACTACGGATTCAGATCCAGACGCAATCGTAACGCCCGTTGTCGATGACGCCTTAACAACAATACTTGCATCCGACCCGTTTTTAACAATATACCAACTGCGGCTTGCCGAACCACCTGGAGCCACCACGTTTCTGCTTACGCCCGGCGTACCCGTAACAAGCAATACCGCATAACGGGCTTCATTGCTTGCCGATCCGTCACCATTGCTTAACGTAACATTACCCGCCGTTACATCGATGGATATTGACCCGCCAATAGCTACATCAACAGGGGCCGTTAATGCGTCATTGACGGTTGTACCCCAGGTTCCATCTTCCGTGCCGTTTACGGGCTGGGCAAGCTTTAGTAGCGTTGTGTAATTGATGGTCATGCTGTCACCACCTGAGTCCAAGTTGTCGTCACGCCGGGGTTAATTTGTCCGTAGCTTGCTACTTGCGTTGTTGTGATTTGCGTCCACATACTAGGCAATCCTTAACACTGCGTTCGTTGCATCTGCCGCCGGGAATGTAATCACCAGATTCTGTGCCGTCTTGGTAATGTTTACACCGAAGTTTAATACGGCAACCGAGCGATCTCCATTGGTCGAGTTGTATATCAAAGCACCATTGGTCGTTAGTGTCACGTTTGTAAAAGTTGCCGTGTCAAACGTCCAATACGCAGTAGTTCCTTGAAAGGTTGGCGTGATGTTTGTGAGTTCAATCCCGCCTGCGCTGTAATTGGTTCCACTGGCTTCACCTGCTGCTGTGTAAGCAGTTGTCGAGGCACCGAGATCCGCGTTGGCGGTGTATAAGGCAAGTTTAAAGACATCGCCTGTGCTCGCAGTGAAGTTATGCAGGCCCTGCGCCAACTCCACTTTGAAGCTTGTCGTCAGGGTTTGAATGATTGCCATTAGACCACCTTATCCCGAACCTGACCAGACCTGTAAGCATCCTGGCGGTCAAGCCCGTCACCAAGACGCTTGGCCAACATAAGAGCCTCTTTGTATCGATTCGTGATTTGAGCAATCATATCCGGCTCACCTTTTAAGAAGGTGTAAGCCTCTATCAATGATCCATACAACAAGACCGAATCAAAGTTGTCGCTTAGCCAAGTGCTATTAGCATCTGTGTCTGTGACTGCAATTGAGGTTGGATAGTAAAAATAATGTAGCTCTACCGAATACGCTGCATCAGGCGTTGGCCCCAGTAGAAATACCCATTCTTTTTCGTCCGTTGAATCCGGTCCAAAGATAGCGTAACAATACGGCAGTCCTGTATTACCTGATCCTGTTGGCGTAGGAAACGCCTCACGAATAAAGTTCACATCTTTATTCAACAGATAACTATAGGAACCGGCCGCATTAATAACAGCCAACGAATAGGGGGCAAGAAAATCCGTTGGTGCTTGCAGGTATCGATTGTTGATCGTGCAAGTACCCACTACGTTTTTACGAAGTGATGGGAACTGGATCGTGTTAAAGATCCTCTGCTCGGCTTGTTTGGCAAACGTTTGTAGCGTTGCCGTTTCAAACGTTGTTTCGCAGTAATCTTGTATCGCAGTCTTAAGCTGGCCCCAATTCATGTCGGCTCCTTAAGCCATCGGCCCTCTTGACATCGTGCCTTTGGTCGCGGCACCTGTACCACGCATCTTAATCCCAGAGGTTTTTACCTCAGTATTAGGATTCATGGCAACACCAGCCGTTGGTTTCCAATCAGGCACCATGTGATATGGCATATCTTTACCAGGGTTTGGTGATGCAACGACCTTGGCGCCTGTCATGGTATGCGGCTCGGCATACACTGAAGCAGGTCCAATTTCCTTGCCCTTAACCTTCATGGAGTATTTAGCCATGGCTTATCCTTGGTTGCGAGCACGCGCTAGGTTACGACCCATCTTCTTCATCATCTCTGACGTAGGACCGCCTTTACGCATCTTGGTTAATGGCTTGCCAGGATGCATTGCTTTTTCATGCTTATGCACCGCAGCAGCGGCGGTCTTTTTGTCTTGCTTGATATCATCTTTCATGTCTGCTCCTATGAGGCTGTGACACTGTTTAAAAGAGCCTGACCGACTAAATGGTTTGGCGTCAGGGCTGCATCAAATGATCTTGCACCGCCTACTGGATTAAACCCCCACTCAATTACCCGGCTTCCTTCAAGTGGCACGCCGGTATATAGCGGGTCGGTTCCTACGGTGTAATTAGTTTGCATCCCGTTGTAGCCTGACTGGTAATACGAGTTGGAATCGGGACGAGGATTCCTAACCGCCTGTGGGTCGTTAACCGGATACATTCCTCATTGCAACTGCGGCTGATCGGGTTCCCAACATTCAGGGCATACCAAGATATTAACGTTTTTAGTTTTAATTACCAACTGTCTAAGCTGCTTTAGCTTGTATCTAAAGTTGCACCTATCGCACTGGGCGATAGCAAACTTACCTGATGCAAACTGATTGGGCATCTTAGAACCCGCTTGTTCCTAAGAATGACTGTCTTGGTACAAATCTAACCGGCGCCTTCTCACGGTCTTCGCCTGCTGCAAGATCCCATGCCTCATCGTATTGAGCCTTAAGCATGGCCATGCGCTCCAGGCCACCTTCAACTTTCATGGATAACTTATAGGCCAATCCTGAGATAAGAGCCTCTTGGAATCTGAAGGGTATATCTTCTACGTTTACACCGTTTCCTGCGTCCTGCATCCTGCGAAGTCGCCAGTAAACAAGTGTGTAATAAGGCGTACTAATTGAACCTTGGTCAGGTGCTGGCCATACCGTTACATTGGGAAACTGCGTATTGCTAATTGCTGCGCCTGATAAATGACTTGCTGCCGTGGTGTTGTTCTGGCCACGGACAACATTGTCTAGCGTTGCATAAGCTGAAACACCCGTTGCCACATTTTCGGCTTGGGTGCTAGTACCGTAGTAATAAACCGTTTCCGATCCAATGTTTGCATATCCTGCATATGGCACCCCCGCGAGAGAAGATACCGGTATTGTCGTTGCTGTTGAGCTGATATTAGCGGCCAGCGTTCCCGAAAAAACATAGGTCTGTCCACCTTGTCTGTCAATGTAAATTTGAATGGGCCTGCCGGTTGCAAGCTTGTTCGGAATCGTGGAGTAGGTGCTTACTGATATCCGGCTGATATTAATATCAACCTGGTTCTGGCCGACACCAGTACGTATGACGGTCTCTACAAGATCTACTGTATTGATGGGAAGCGGATAGGTAATTTGATTGGCATAAAGCTGAATCGCCCCTTGCTCCATGGTCCATAGGTTGATACCTCTATTGGCCCACTCTGTAAGCAAAAGGTTTAATGACCTGCGTGCTGTGCGAAGGTCATAGCCCGAACGCAATTCTCGGCCGCAACGCTCATACGCCTCTTCAACAATTTCGTTTAAGTTTGGGTCGAAAGACGTTGTGCCGGTGGTGTTGGCCATTATTTACTCCTTGCCGCCCGTATATTATCAACCAAATTTGGATAAGGTCTACCAGCAGCCTTTGCCATTGCTTTGGCTTTTAACTTCTTTTGTGGCGACATGGGCTTTGATTTACCAAGACTTTTTGGTCTTGGCTTATCCCATACCTCACCACCCTTGGCGTATTCCGTGAAATCCGTATTATCCCGACGTGCCTTGACTCTGGCCTTGGGCATTTTGCTGGGATTGATTGCTCCCATTCCCCTGCTTGGCATCAATTTGCACCTCCCCAGCGTACATTAGTTACGATTCGACTGATATGTGACTGCTGAACACCAAAGTTTTTTGCTAATTTTGACTGGCTAAACTGTGCAGAAAAATACAAACCTCTAATTAAATTTACATCCGACTGTTTTAATTTTGCCATCGGGTTGTTCTCGCCAGGGTGGGGCTTACCCTTTGCTCTTCCTTTGGCAGCTTTGTCTTTCATGTTGTCTGTATGAGTTCCTACAAACAAATGGTGTGGATTACAACACTTCCTGTTATCGCATTTGTGCAAAACTTGCAAAACATCATCAATAGATTGAATTAAATTATGAATTAACGCAGAAACCCTATGAGATGGTTTTGATCTTTTGTTGCCTACATTCATCCATCCGTAGCCTTGTTTGTTGATATATGCCTTCCACTCCCAACATTTGTCTTCGGATGTCAAGTCAATTTTTCTCCAAAAATTATTTATCACTTGTTGGCTGATCATTTGTCGCTCCTATTAATGCGGCTAATCCGAAGTTTCCAGTATCTTGCAATGGACGTAAATAGTTTGGTGCTTTAAATAGATCAAATGGTCCAAACTGTGGGGCTGGCACATTAGGCTGTGCATAGTCTACATACGTCTTTTGTTGCCCTGCTGCTGCCGGTATCCCAAAGATTGGGAACGGTGGCGCTGTTGTTACCGTTGTAGGCTTCGATGTTGTCGGT